CCAACGGTGGTATCGGTTCTGTTGATATCGGTAACGCTGGTTTACATTACACTTCTGTCCCAACAATAACTATAGATGCACCTACAGACGGTGGTCGGTTCGTTGTCGGTGAAACTGTCACACAGACCAACACTGAATACACGATCAAAGGTGAAGTTACTTCTTGGAACGATAGTGATCGTATATTACAACTTGCTCATGTGGGTAGTACAGACGGAAAATATCGTACATTCACTGACACTACGCCAATAGTCGGAGTATCGTCTGAAGCAGAGTGGGTTCCGAAACTTGTAGAAGAACTACAACAAATTCAACAGTCAGCCCAGAATAAAATATTTGATGATTTTGAAGGAGACTTCCTAGACTTCTCAGAATCCAATCCATTTGGAGATGCATTCTAATGTTTGGATCTTGGTTTTATAACAAGAGAGTTCGTACTGCCGTATCGGTATTCGGTTCTATATTTAATAATCTTCATGTGTTGCGACAGAACTCTGCCGGAGAGACTATCTCTCAAGTCAAGGTTCCCCTATCGTATGCACCTAAGAGATCCTTTATAGAACGTCTGCAAGAAATGCAACAGGGTGAGGACGCAGAACGTAGGGTAGCCATCAAGTTACCACGTATGTCGTTCGAGATAACTAACTTGGCATATGATGCGGAGAGACAGTTACCCAAGGTAAACAAGTTTGCCAGATCCGGTACTGACGTTAGTAAGAAGAAAAGATTCTATACATCTGTTCCCTACACAATGGGATTTCAGTTGAACGTATATGCAAAATCTCAAGATGATGCGTTACAGATAGTCGAACAGGTTATACCTTATTTCAACCCACAATATACTTTGTCGATAAAACCATTTACTGATTACACAGAGATTGTTGAGGACGTACCAATTATACTTAATGGTATTACTTTCTCAGATGACTTCGAAGGATCGGTAGGTCAAAGACGTACCATCATATACACTCTGGACTTTGAAATGAAGATGTCATTCTATGGCCCAGAGAAAGAATCATCTATCATCCGTGAAGTTGACACAAACTTCTTCTTAAAAGAAGAGGGTTTCAACGACAGTGACTTATTTGTCGAAAGACTAAATATAACACCAAGTCCCACTAATGTGTCGCCTGACAGTGACTACGGGTTTAATGAACTACTGTATGATATCGAGAAATAATGGCTGATGATAAGAATGTTAACACAGATTATGAGTACTCACGTGATACCTACTACGAGTTAATCGAGAAGGGTAGAGAGTCGTTAGAACTCATGATTGAAGTGGCACGGGAGTCAGAACACCCCCGTGCATTTGAAGTGTTATCCGGAATGATAAAGAACATTTCGGACGTAAACGATAAACTGATGGACTTGAACAAAAAGAACAAGGACATTAAACAGGAACCTAAACAGATTGAAGGTGGTACTACCAACAACAATGTGTTCATAGGTTCTACAACTGATCTGCAAAGAATACTTCATAATGAACCAAAGGTGATAAATGGTGAATCCAGCAGAGAAGAATAGCTACCTAGGCAATCCTAATGTAAAGAAGGATGGGGTTGCAGAGGAGTGGACAGAGGAGTCGGTAAGAGAGTACGCACGGTGCATGAATGACCCAGCGTATTTTGCTCGCACCTATGTTAAAATTATCTCGCTTGATGATGGACTAGTTAACTTTAACTTGTATCCATATCAAGAGAATATGTTTAACCACTTTAACGATAATCGTTTCTGCGTAGTGCTTGCTTGCCGTCAGTCGGGTAAAAGTATTTCGTCTGTGGTTTACATTCTATGGTACGCGATATTTCATCCGGAAAAAACAATTGCAGTTCTAGCAAACAAAGGCGCAACTGCAAGGGAGATGTTAGGTCGTGTTACGCTCGCATTGGAAAACTTACCGTTCTTTTTACAGCCAGGTTGTAAAGCACTCAATAAAGGTAGTATTGAGTTTAGTAATAACTCTAGAATTATTGCAGCTGCCACTTCAGGCAGTTCTATTCGTGGTATGTCTGTCAACCTCTTGTTTCTTGATGAGTTTGCGTTTGTGGAAAGAGCAAATGAATTCTATACTTCTACATATCCTGTGGTATCAGCCGGTCGGGATACTAAAGTCATTATCACGTCTACTGCGAACGGTATTGGGAATCCCTTCGAAAAAATCTGGACGGGTGCGAAACAAGGCGTAAATGATTTTAAACCATTTGAGGTCAACTGGCATGATGTGCCAGGCAGGGACGAAGAATGGAAACGACAGACAGTAGCGAACACGTCACAACTTCAGTTCGATCAAGAATTTGGTAACACCTTCTTCGGAACAGGTGATACCCTAATTAACGCAGAGACTCTTCTGTCACTACGTGCATCTAACCCCATAGACTATCTCAATGGGGGAGACTTCCTAGTTTACGATAAGCCACAAAAAGGACATGAATACCTTGTATGTGTCGATGTATCGAAGGGAAGAGGACAGGACTATTCTACGTTTAACGTTATCGACATTAGCGTGAAACCTTTTAAACAGGTCGCCGTCTATCGCAATAATTCTATTTCGCCTGTGCTTTTTCCTAATATTATATATAAGTATTCGAATCTCTACAATGAAGCCTATGTGGTAATTGAGTCGAATGATCAAGGTACGGTCGTATGTAACGGGTTATACTATGATCTAGAATACGAGAATGTGTTTGTATCATCTGCGGTAAAGTCGGACTCTATTGGTATTGAGATGACCCGCAAGACTAAACGTCTAGGTTGTACCGCAATCAAGGATATTCTTGAAGAGAAGAAACTAGACATCGTAGATGAGAATACCATCTTGGAGATATCAACCTTCGTAGGTAAAGGACAATCATACGAGGCGAGTGACGGTAACCATGATGACTTGATGATGAATCTAGTAATGTTTGGGTACTTTGTGTCCACACAGTTCTTTGCTGATATGACAGACATCAATCTAAAAGAGATGATGTTTGAGGAACAGATGAGACAAATAGAAAACGATGTTCCCCCAGCCGGATTTATCGATGACGGGACAGATTATATCGAACATGAAGAGTCTCAGAGATTAGATGGTGAGGATATGGAAGATTGGATGCACAGGACGCATGGTACAGTAGGTGTGCAAGATTGGTGAAATACCGGAATGTATAAATAAAGGTATTGAAGAAAAAATCGTATCATGCAAACTTATAATTCGCAAACCGAAAAAAGGAAAAAGTTATGGCAACATCAGCTTCTCCCGCAATTGTAGTCAAAGAGATTGATCTCACTGGTGTAGTACCCAGTGTAACGTCATCGACTGGCGCCTTTGTAGGGAAATTTCGTTGGGGGCCTGTACAAGAACGCACACTAGTAGCAGATGAATCTGGTCTAGTAAGCGTCTTCGCTGCACCCGACACAAGTAATGCCGTAGATTTTATATCTGCTGCATCGTTCTTAAAATATTCAAACTCACTTTACGTTGTACGTGAAGCAACAGACTCTGCCTTCAATGCAAGTTCTTCTCATGTAGTAGGTATCGAAGGTGTTGATAGTTCCGGTATGGTTCTTCAGATCCGCAACCGTGATCATTTCGACACATTGAACCTAGGCGTAGTCGGAACATCGAACACTGGTTCTTTTGTCGCTAAGTACCCTGGCGAGTTAGGTAACGCATTAGCGGTTGCCTTCTGTCCTGCTGGCGATTCTGCATTTGGTGCTTGGGATTACGCAGGCGCGTTCGACCAATCTGCGGGAACTTCACCGTACTTGTCAAGCATCAACGAATCATCAACTAATGATGAAATGCACGTTGCTGTTGTCGATCGTACTGGTGCAATCTCTGGTACTAAAGGAACTGTTCTAGAAACATTCCCACACGTATCTATGCTGAAAGGTGCTTCGACTCCAGATGGAACCCCGAACTACATCTCAGACGTTATCAACAATAAGTCTAACTACATTTGGAACAGTTACTTCGGTGACGATTCTGCATTTGGTTCGGCACACGATAACTTCGGACATATGATCGGAGAAACCGCTTCTGTCGATTCTGCTCAGGATTACGCTGTACCTCTGGCAGGCTGGACAAACGCAAAGAGTCTTGTTACTTTGGGTCGAGGAACAGATGGTTCTGCTATCGGCACTGGTGAATACTCTACTGGTTTTGATCTGTTCGAAGACGTTGAGACTGTACAAGTGGACATGTTGATTGCTCCTGCTCACGCTAACAAGACTGACGGTAACACCGTTGTAAATGATCTTGTTGCAATCGCTAAAGGACGTAAAGATTGTGTTGTAACTACTTCCCCCGATAAGGCTGCAATTACAGGTACTACTCCTGTAACTAGCACAACTTCGTTTGCGAGTGGTTGTACTCGTTCATCTTACCTTGTTGTTGATAACAACTGGTTCAAGGTATATGACAAGTATAACGATCAATACATCCAAATCCCAGCTAACGCTGGTACCGCCGGTCTATTCGCTGGTACTGACGCAGTAGCTGCACCGTGGTTCTCTCCTGCTGGACAGAGACGTGGTAACTACTTGGGTGTAACAGACATTCTATCTAACCCTAACAAGACTCAGAGAGATACTCTGTACAAAGCAGGTGTTAACCCAATCGCCAACATTCCAGGCGCTGGTGTTATCCTGTTCGGTGACAAGACCTTTGAATCACGTCCAAGTGCATTCGATCGAATTAACGTTCGTAGATTGTTCCTTGTTCTTGAACGTCAAATTGCTCTTGCTGCCAAGAACGTAATGTTTGAATTCAATGACGAGTTTACTCGTGCAGAGTTTACAAACATCGTAGAACCTTTACTCCGTGAAGTACAGGGTCGAAGAGGTATCACTGACTTCCGTGTCGTTTGTGACGAAACAAACAACACACCGGCTGTCATTGATAGAAATGAATTTATCGCTTCAATCTTCATCAAACCCGCTCGTTCTATTAACTTCGTAACGTTGAATTTCGTTGCAGTTAGAACTGGTGTTGAGTTTGACGAAGTAGTTGGCACGGTATAAGGGGAGATAAGAAATGGCTGTATTAGGTGTAGATGACTTTAAGTCAAAACTCCGTGGTGGCGGTGCGCGACCCAATCTCTTCAAGGCAACATTGAACTTCCCTGCTTACGCTGGTGGAGATGTAGAACTTGCATCCTTCCTGTGTAAGACAGCGGCATTACCTGTGTCAGAAATGGCACTGGTAACTGTTCCGTTCCGTGGACGCCAATTGAAGATTGCGGGCGATCGTACTTTCGCTAACTGGACTGTAACTGTAATCAACGACACAGACTTTAGTGTTCGTGACGCTATGGAGCGTTGGATGAATGGTATTAATGCACATGCTGCAAATACTGGTTTGTCTAACCCTGTAGATTACGAAGCTGATCTGTCAGTTGATCAATTAGACCGCAATGGAGATGTATTGAAAACATACAACTTCCGTGGTTGTTTCCCGACTAATGTGTCGGAGATCGCATTGTCTTACGAGACTAATGATACGATCGAAGAGTTCACTGTAGAATTTGCTATCCAATATTGGGAATCAAATACTACTAGTTAATTCTAGTATAAGTAATGAATGGAAGGGGGGAATTGTCTCCTCTTCCATTTTACTATTCAGTTTTGAGGTTTTAAATGGCAGAAGACAATAACGGTCTAAAACTCTTTGGTTTTGAAATAAAGAGAGCGACCAAAGAAAAGGACAAAGAAAAACTACCTTCTATTGTACCAACGGCTGATCCCGATGGTGCTGGGTACGTTACTGCCAGTGGTTCACACTTCGGTGCATATATTGATATGGACGGTGCGGACTCTAAGGACAACACACAACAAATTCAAAAGTATAGGGGTGTTGCACAACATCCTGAAGTCGATGCTGCTATCGAAGATATTATCAACGAGTCTATCTCTGGTTCAGAAATGGAATCTCCGGTTGGTCTGGATCTCGATAAGGTAAAAGCATCCGATAAGATTAAGAAGAACATCATTGAAGAGTTTGACGGCATCTGCGCGATGTTGAACTTCAATGAGTTAGGTCACGACATGTTCCGTTCGTGGTATGTAGATGGTCGTTTGTATCACCACTTGGTGGTAAACGAATCTAATATGAAGGCTGGTATCCAAGAGATCCGTCCCATCGATGCTGCAAAGGTACGTAAGGTTCGTGAGGTAAAGTATAAGAAAGACCCATCCACTAACGCAAAGATTGTAGAGAAGACCGAAGAGTTTTACATCTATCAAGAGAAATCTGGTACGCAGTCTGGTGTTAAGTTAAGTCCGGATTCAGTATCCTATGTTACGTCTGGTCTGTTGGATCCTTCTAGAAAACGTGTAGTATCATTCCTACACAAGGCAATCAAACCAATTAACCAATTGCGTATGATGGAAGATTCATTGGTAATCTACCGTCTCGCACGTGCGCCTGAACGTAGAATCTTTTACATAGATGTGGGTAACTTGCCTCCACAGAAGGCAGAGAAACACATGAAAGACATCATGGCTCGATACCGTAACAAGTTGGTATACGATGCGAACACGGGTCAATTGAAAGATGACCGTAAACATATGTCTATGTTGGAAGACTTCTGGTTACCACGTAAAGAAGGTGGTCGTGGTACTGAGATCTCTACACTGCCTGGCGGTGAGAATCTTGGACAGATCGATGATATTGTATACTTTCAGAAACGACTATATAGATCTTTGAATGTTCCTCTGTCGCGTTTAGAACAAGAGGCTCAGTTCTCTTTAGGTCGTTCAACAGAGATCAACAGAGACGAAGTTAAGTTCCAGAAGTTTATTGATCGTCTGCGAAAACGCTTCGCAACGTTGTTCCTAAATATCCTTCGTAAACAGTTAATACTTAAAGGTATTATCACTGAGTTGGATTGGGAAGAGTGGAAGAATGATATCACGGTTGACTATATACGTGACAACCACTTCACCGAACTGAAGGAAGCAGAAGTACTTAGAGAACGTCTCCAGACTATGGATCAAGTATCTCAGTATGTTGGTGAGTACTTCTCTAAAGAGTGGGTATGGAAGAACGTGTTACAAATGCAAGAAGATGAAGTTGAGACTATCTTGAAACAGATCGCAATTGAATCTAATGCAGAGACCGGAAATGAAGACGAATTTTAATTGGAGAAAATCATGAGTGATACAGAAACAACTGAAGTACAAGAACCTACGCAAATGGAACTGAACCTAAATCAGTTTGTCGATGCGATTCAGGCATCTAACTTTAATAATGCTGGAGATCTATTCAACGATATGTTGGGTAGTAAGATGCAAGATGCTATGGATGCCGAGAAGGTTGCGGTAGCCGATACTATCTTTAATGATGCACCAGAAGAAGAAGAGATAGAAGAGTTAGAATTAGACCTCGAAGATGAAGATGAGTCGGAAGAAGACGAAGTCGAAGAAGAAGAAGAAGAAGACGAACTTTCTTAATAATAATTCGATCTAAAAAACTTTTTTTGTATAAATAAATGTACAAACAGGGAAAAACTTATAGTGAAAACATTTAAACAGATCCGCGAAGCAAAGAAGTATAAGGGTGAAACCGTGTACTCTGCGAAGACTAAAGGGTCTGTAAAGGTTCCGGTAGTTATTGTAAAAGAACCAAAAGGTTACTGCGTGTATATAGACGGTGACAAGTTAGATGTATTCAAGACGCAGTCGGAAGCAATGAAGACTTTAGTCTCAACTGTCAAAGCACTAGGTGGTAAACTCTAATGAAGTTAATTAGCGAATTTAAAGAAAACGATCTTGAGTGTATCGTAGAGAAGAAAGAAAATGGCGAGAAGAATTACGTCATTGAAGGAATCTTCATTCAAACAGAATCAAAGAATAGAAACGGACGTATTTACCCTAAACCAATTATGGAGAAGGCAGTAAATGCATACGTTGAAACCCAAGTTAGCAAGAAACGTGCGGTAGGTGAATTGAATCACCCTGAAGGCCCTACGGTTAACTTGGATAAAGTTTCTCACCTCATCACTGATCTTCGTTTCGAAGGTAATGATGTGGTAGGAAAGGCACAAATATTGGATACTCCAATGGGTAAGATTGTTAAAGGTCTCCTTGATGGTGGTGTACAATTGGGTGTGTCAACTCGTGGAATGGGAAGTCTGGAACAAAGAAATGGCGCAATGTATGTCAAAGACGACTTTATTCTTAGTACGGTAGATATCGTACAAGACCCCTCAGCACCTGACGCTTTTGTCAATGGAATTATGGAAGGTGTGGATTGGGTCTGGAATAACGGCATTTTGGAACCCCAGATTATTGAAGATATGGAGACAGAAATTAAAACCGCACCGAAAGCATTTCAATCCGAAGTGCAGATTCGGGAGTTTAAGAATTTCCTCTCGTTAATCAAATCTAATATGTAAGGAGTCAATTATGACTGAAGAAAGTAAAGTCGAAGTTGAACTTCACGATGAAGAAATTAACGACATTGTGGAGGAAACTCTCGAAGAAGCACAAGCAGAAGTCGTAGAAGCCAAAGATGATACTCCGGTAACGGAACCAGAATCTCTCGCATCTGTCGATAAAGCTGCTGGCGCAACAAATCAGGCACCCGCACCTAAGACCAAAGCCGGTCTGTTGAATGCAATGTATGTCACCGCTTCTAAAATGAAGAAAGGTGAACTGCAAGCTGCATACGACACTATGTTCGGCAAAGGTAAGGTGGCAGAGTCTGTTGCAGAATCTATCGATACAACTTCAGAGTTGGATGCGTTGGTAGAATCTGAAGCCACTCTTTCAGAAGAGTTTAAAGAGAAGACTGCTGTAATTTTTGAAGCTGCTGTCCGTTCTAAGTTAAGCGAAGAAGTTGATCGTTTAGAAGAGCAGTACAAAGAAGAACTGTCTGAAGAAGTATCTGCTGTTAAAGCTGATCTTGTTGAGAAAGTAGATTCTTACATGAATTACGTTGTTGAATCTTGGATGGAAGAAAACAAGGTTGCGGTACAGAACGGTCTCCGTACTGAAATCGCTGAATCATTCATGGGTAAAATGAAAGATCTATTCGTAGAATCTTACATCGATGTCCCTGAAGCAAAAGTTGACCTAGTTGACGAACTTGCAGAACAAGTAACTGAGTTGGAAGAAAAACTTAACTCAACTACTGGTGACGCAATTAAGTTAAGCGAAGAACTCGAAGTATTGAAGCGTGATGCAATCATCGCTGAAGCATCTCGTGGTCTTGCTGACACCCAAGTAGAGAAGTTAAAAGGACTTATCGAAGGAATCGACTTTGACGAAGAAACATTCGCGTCTAAAGTAGGTATCGTAATCGAGTCACACTTCGCTAAAGAACCTGTTGATAACGCAGAAGTTGAACAGATTGTAGAAGACGCGGATCAAACCGTAGAGATCTCAAGTTCAATGGACGCATACGTTAACGCTATCAAAAAAACTATTAAGTAAGGATTATTAAAATGCAACAATCTTACGATACTCTTATCGAAAAATGGTCTCCAGTACTGAACGAAGGTTCTGCTGGCGCAATCACTGATCACCACCGTAAAGCGGTAACTGCTGCAATCTTGGAAAACCAAGAACGCGCAATGGCCGAGTCACGTTCTGCTGAGATGGGATTCATGACCGAAGCTGCACCTGCTGGTGCTAACACTGGTTCAATCGGAACTTGGGATCCTATCTTGATCTCTTTGGTTCGCCGTGCGATGCCTAACCTTATCGCATACGATGTATGTGGTGTACAACCTATGAACGGCCCCACTGGTCTTATCTTTGCCATGAAGGCACGATATGGTTCTGGTGCAACTGGTTCACGTGAAGCACTCTTCGGTGAAGCTGAGACTCAGTTCTCTGGCGACTCTGCTGGTACTCACGACAGTGACAACGTTTCTGGTTTCGCTGGAATCTCTGATTCTGCTACTCCAGATGGTTCTTTAGACGACAACCGTCTTCTTGCTCTTGGCGCAACTGGTATGCCTACTGGTTCTGCTGAAGCACTTGGTTCTTCCGGTGGTTCTACTTTCAAAGAAATGGGTTTCACCATCGAGAAGCAAAGTGTTACTGCTGTATCTCGTGCGTTGAAAGCTGAGTACTCTTTGGAACTTGCTCAAGACCTTAAAGCAATCCACGGTCTAGACGCAGAAACTGAGTTGGCGAACATCTTGTCAACTGAGATCCTTGCTGAAATCAACCGCGAAGTAATTCGTACTATCAACAGTCAAGCTAAAACTGGTGCGTTGCAAGCTAACGTTACTAAGAGCGGTGTCTTCGATCTGTCTTCAGATGCTGACGGTCGTTGGTCTGCTGAGAAGTTCAAAGGTCTGACTGTTCAGATCGATCGCGAATGTAACGTGATTGCTAAAGAAACTCGCCGTGGTAAAGGTAACGTACTTATCTGTTCTTCAGATGTTGCTACTGCACTTGCTGCTGCTGGTACTTTGGACTACAGTCCTGCTATGTCTAACAACCTTCAGGTTGATGACACTGGTAACACTTTCGCTGGTGTACTTAACGGTCGCATCAAAGTGTACATCGATCCATATGCCCAGACTGACTACTGTACTGTAGGCTATAAAGGTCAAAACGCATACGACAGTGGTGTATTCTACTGCCCATATGTTCCTTTACAGATGGTTAAGGCTGTTGGTGAAGATACGTTCCAACCAAAAATCGGTTTCAAGACTCGCTACGGCATGGCTTCTAACCCATATGTTGGTTCTACACCTACTAGCAATGGTCTTGCTGCTGCGAAAAGCAACCAGTACTACCGCATCTTCCGTGTGGACAACATCCTCACATAAGAAGTATAAAAATAAGAGTGAGGTTAACTCACCACATTTTAGAGGGACTCTTCGGAGTCCCTTTTTTTATGCGTATAAATAG